TGACCTGGCAGCCGAGATCGTCGGTCACTCACTTCAGAGTCAAGGGCAGATCACCGACCGCCGGGTCAAGGGGTTGATGACCGGCGAGGCCGAGGTGCTTGAGGCCGATGAGACCGACTGAGCTTCAAGCCGAAGTGGTCCGGGCGATGCTTCGCCGAGATCGGGTCATCGCGATCCGGGCCGGCTGGGGTGCGTCGAAGACCTCGGCGCTCGTCTTCGCGGCGTTGGTCAATGGTCGGCAGTATCCAGATCGGAGCTCGCTACTCATCACCGACACCGCCGACCGGTACAGATCGGTCCATCATCCGGAGATCGAGAAGTGGGCGACCAGTGAGGAATACCTGAGTCGATGGAGTTGGGAGGCGACCGACAAGAGATGGATCGCGCCGAACGGTCATTCGCTTTGGGTCAGATCCTACTTCCGACCATCGACCCGGTCTTCGAGTCACAACCCACTCGAGGGGCTCAACATCTCCTCGGGGTTGGTCATCATCGACGAGGCCCAATGTATCCCGAGGGAAGCGGCGACCAAGGCAATCGGCAGAATCCGGACGGGTGATCCATGCATGGTGATCGCCGGTCTGCCGGTCGCGCCTTGTTGGTGGGTCGATATGGCCGAGGGTGCCGGGTGCCGGCCGATCTTCTATACATCTCGGGCGAACCCTCATCTCTCGCCGGAATGGTTCGAGACTGCTCGGGCGACGTTGACCCCTGACGAGTACGACTCGATGATCATGAACCGGCCCAAGCCTCCGAGCGGGTCGGTGTATCAGGAGTTCGGCGAGGCGAACATCGTCGACGGTTGGCAGTACCGACCCGAGCTCAAGACCCGGGTCGCCATCGACTTTGGCTTGAGGCAACCTTGCGCCGTCTTCATCGCCCACGATCCCGAGCTCGGGGTCGATGTCATCTTCGACGAGGTCGCACCTCGAGACGTCACCCTTGATCAGTTCATCGAGGCCATCCTCGCCAAGGCATGGCCGAGGGGGTCAGCCGAGCTCGCCGACGATGATCGGATCTGGCTCGATGAAGCGGTCGGCGACAAAGCCGGCCATCAACGATCCGACCGGACCCTGACCTCATCCATCCAAGAGATGAGGCGGCCGGCGCCAGATGGGATCGGACTGCCGATCCGAACGACGACCGACGCGACCCGGGTCGACATCGTCAACGGGGTTCAGCGATTGAAGCGCGCCTTCCATCATCGGAAGTACGTGGTCACCCGTCAATTTTATGACGAGGGGGTCGGGCGTCGAACATCATTCAGGCGAGCGCTCGAAGGGTACCGTTGGGATGGCACCGGGCTCAAGCCAATCAAGGACGGCTCCGAGCATGTGCTCGATGCCCTTAGATACGACTGCATTCATTACCATTGGGGTGCTGAGGTTCAACCCCTAACTCACCGATCTCGTAAGGGGTCGATCAAACTAAGGACAAGATTTTAATGAGTATTCTATGGAGGAATTGGCCGGTCCATAATCTGATCGGACACCCGATCAGCGAGATCGCCTACTGGATTCTTTGCCTAGGGTCAAAGACCCGGGCGACCGCGGCGAGTCGGTGGATACATGATCAGACACTACCGAAGAATCGAGGCGAGAATGTATAACAAGATCGTGATAGTCGGCAACCTCGGGCGGGACCCTGAACGGAAGGGCGGCGACCGCGGGCCGGTCACCTTCTCGGTCGCCACCTCGGAGCGTTGGCGGTCGAATGAAGGTGAAGACAAGGAAGAGACCCAGTGGCATGAGTGCACCGCCTGGGGGAAGTTGGGCGACGTATGCCTTCAGATCCTGGCGAAGGGTGACCGAGCCTTGGTCGAGGGGGCGCTCGAGTATAATGAGTATGAAGGGAAGAAGTACGCGCGGATCAAGATGAGGGAGATGAAGAAGCTCTCACCTCGGAGGGAAGGCGGCCAACCCAGTCGAGGCAGCTGGGGTCAGGCCCAACCCGATCAAGGTGGATGGGGTCAGGCTCAGCCACCGGCCCAACCTCAGCCACCGACCCAACCTCAGCCACCGGCCCAACCCAATCAAGGCGGATGGGGTCAGCCTCCGCCCAATCAAGGCGGATGGACCCAACCTCAGCCACCGGCCCAACCTCCGATCCAACACAAGACGAGTCATGTCGCCCAACCGACCGGCGACGACCCGATCCCATTTTGATGAGCCTATGTCTACTGGCCGCCTTCCTCAGCTTCGAGGTTCACGCGGGCAAGTCGGTCACCGATCAGTCATCCACCTATCAAACTAAGTGGGCGCTGAACTCTTTGGGCCGGTCGGTCGCCGAGTGCACCCGACTCTATCGGATAGCCAAGCGTCGAGGTCTCGACGTCCATTGGGTGATCGCGACTGGGGTGGTCGAGTCGGGTCTCAACCCAGACAAGGTCTCGTCGAAGGGGGCAAGGTCGTCGATGCAGACCTACCGGAAATATTCAGCTTGCGGCGACTGCCATCTTCGGGAGAGCGGGGCGATGATCGCCGATTGGCTGGTGAGGGACTACGGCCATTGTGACGGCGCGGCGAGGTACAACGCCGGGCCGAGGGGAAGCTGTGAAGGGGTCGGCGGCGACTACGCCCGGCGGGTGATCCGGACCTACCTCAAACTGATCGAGCATGAGCTGGGGAGACTCAATGCAACTAAACCTATTCGACTATCGAGACCCTGACCCCGAGCCAACGCCGGAGCCAGTCAGGTCGAACCTCATACCCTTTCGACCGTCGCTCTCGGTCGAGCTCTTCGGCCCGGGCCGCGTGGTCTCGGCAGCTCGCGACGACCTTCGGCGCCGGGTCGACCGACTGGTTGATCGGGTCGGGTGTCGAGCCAGCCTACCGGCCGACCCGAGCTCGGTCGGGTCAATCGTTTGGCGGATGGCTTGGTCGCGGATGACCTCGACACCTCCGCCGGTGCCGGGCTCGCCGGTCTGGCTCGCCGCCAAGTCTCGCCGCTTAATCTAACTTGCCGCCGGCAGGCCGAACACTCTCAGCCTGAATGAACGGTCGGTCGGCTCGGGGGGGCGCGTGCCCCCCCACTTTATTTAGGAGGCTAGGCGATCACGCCTAAACCGGAAGCGACTTCCTATTTGAAAAGGTGGACATGTGTCCACCTTTCGTCGAAGATCTAGACACACGCGTCACGGGCGGGCCGGCACGTTAACCAAGAAAGGAATCTCGATAGAGTCGTGTCGGCATGCCCTGACTTTGTCCGGTGACGAGTGGTCGGATCGTCTTAAGACTATAGCCCTATTCCTCGGTTAACCTCGGGGCGAGCTTTGAAGGGGTGGGCTCCCTACTCTTCAACTTCAGGTCGAAGGAGCGGGCGGACGGTCGGAAGGGGAGAGACCTTGATCGGTCGGCGGGTCGACTCGAAGAGGATGAGGGGGGTGTCATCATCGACGCCAACCTCGAGGCGCTTGATGGTCCGTTCGAGCTCGAGTACTCGCTTCTTCAAGGCATTGTTGCGCCGGCTCAACTCGGTCAGCGCCTCACCGATCACGTTCTGATTCGCCGCGAGGGTGTCATAGGTCTCGGCGAGCTGACCCCGAGTCGCGTCGAAGCGTTCGGCGGTGCGGTCGGCGTCGGCACCTTGCATCGATTGGAGTGACCCAAAGACGCCGGTGATGACCGCAGTGATCAAGGCGGCCCGGTGGCTTGTGCTCAACGGCCGGACCGGTTCAGCGATAGTGTCCTCAGAGTTCACAATCGGCATGCTATCCCCTCGGAGGCGGCAGGAAGTAACGGCCGACCATCTCCCAGAGACCGACCGCGGCGGCGCCGAGCACAAACCCGTGAGTGATGGCTGTGACCGGCGGCCGACCCGCGGCGAAGACCGTGCCAATGCTAAACAAGATCCCAAGTGCCGGCGCGATCCATGGGGTGTATTCGGCCGGTACATTCCGGAAGGCTTTGAGTCGACGGGCGCCGAAGACTAAGAGCATAAGGAAGAGGCCAGTGGCTACCCCATACTTCTTCTTCCGGAAGGCGTTGACCATCAAGGTCGCGAGGTCGAAAGCCTCGGCGGGCGAGCTGATCTCGGTCCGACCTTCGGGGGGAATGGGCGGGTCAGCCGATGCCGAGATCGGCATGAGAAAGAGGGCGATGATGATGGATCGGAAGATCATTATAAACCTCTCGTCAACAAATGGATTGAACTACTGAAAAAATATTTATATATTATATCACAAGATGGTTGACAACCCTTGGCAAAACTGAACGGCGCATCAATGGGATTCTTCGATTACTTCAAGCGGAAACCACGGATCGCGCCCTACCTGCCGGCCGAACATCCGAACTATCGGGTGAGGGGTAATCGAGGCACCGTACTCTCGGGCGGCCGGATCTCTGGGATCGAGCAGAACCCCGAGGTCATCGGGGTTAACTGGATCACTGAATGCCAATCGATGCTTCGGACTGATCCGATGGTCGCCGTCAGCTGGCGGCTCATCAAGCAGACCCTGCTCTCGGCCGATTGGGAATGGATACCAGGCGACGAGGCCGACCCGGTCTCTCGGCAAGTCGCCGACTATGCCAACCAGTCCTTCGGGTTCGCTGGCTATCCCGGCGAGATGTCGGTGAGCTGGGAAGCTCAGCTTGATTACCTGCTCGAGTATATCCCATATGGATATAGATATGCCGAAGAGCTTTACAGATACGGTCACGGCGAAGACGGCGGCCGGGTCTGGCTCGAGCGGTACGCCGACCGAATCCCGGCAGCTCACCTCAAGTGGCTGTCGAGAGATGGCCAGACCCTTGACGGTGTTCAGCAACGGCTGACCGGCACCGCCGAACCACCCGACCCTATCCCGGCGAACAAGCTTCTTCTCCTCACCCATGGCCGCGAGGGCGCCAACTTCGAAGGGTGCGGCCTACTCCGGCCGGCCTATTGGCACTACCGATCCAAGCAGCGGATCTCGAATCTACTTCAGATCGGGGTCGAACGTTGGGCGGTGCCGACCCCAGTGGTCAAGGTGAATCGCGAGGCAGCTGAAGCCGGAGGGTACAACCAAGAACAGGTCGAAGCGTTGATCGACCAGGCCGAGTCTCAGGCCCTCGCCTACGTCTCGGCCGAGTCATCCTACCTGGTCGAGCCGAGCGCCGTCGTCTCCTTCGAGAGCTATGGAGCCTCGGGCGAGTTGAACGTCGGAGGGGTCGAGGCGGCTATCGCCATGTGTGACACCCAGATCGCGACGTCGATGATGACTCAGATGATCAACCTCGGAGTCACCGACACCGGGTCGAGGTCGGTCGGCGAGGTTCACGCCAACCTCTTCAGAAGATCCTGTGTCAATCTACTCGACACAGTCTCGAACGCGGTCAGCGGACCCGACCGGGCCGGAGGGGGCACCATCGGCCGGCTCGCCCGGTTCAATTTTGGTGCTCACATCCGGCCGGCCCAATTGCCTCGGCTGGTTCACACCGGGCTCGACTCGGATCAGCTGGCCGAGTCTCTCATCAACCTGCCGGCGCTGGTTACCGGCGGACTGCTGACACCCGACGACGAGCTCGAGTCAGCGATCCGACAGCGGATCGGGGTGACCTCTGAGCTGACCGAAGAGAATCAGCGGAGCGCGCTCGAGCGGACCTCGGCGGGCATGGGTGCCGGCGCGGCGCCGACCGCACTCGCCGAGCAGTACATCAGATTAAGAAGGGGGTTGAAGCATGCCTCTACCAAATGAACACAGCGCCAGACAGCTGCCGCCCAACCAGTTCGACAAGGTCACGCTGAAGCGGCGGACCGGCGACGGTGGGATCGT